GTCGAGCAACGCGCCGCTTTTCCGGTCGAACACACGGTTGAAGAAACCTCCTAGAAATAGGGGGAGACTTCCCCTTCCTGTTGTAAAAGAAGGGTGGATACCGGCTTGTCCTTGGTCCATCCACTTTTGGGTGGCTTTTCCAAGGTCAGGCAGGGTTATCGTGAGAAACGATAACCCCTCATGTTCGACTCGCCTTCTGACGGTATTAATGTCAGAAGTGGCGCTAGTGCAGCATAAGATGGCCGAATCTTCGGCCATCTTGGACCAGAGTGACATCAGGCTTTTCAAAGACCCTCCTAATAGAGGTAATCTTTCCTTAGCCAATGTCATATCACTATTCTTCCCGGAGTACCCCACGAATGGGGTACTCCAAGACTCACCCGAGTCTTATTGAAGGGAAGAATCACCACAAGGAGAAAAATGCCATCATGGCACTTTCCAGTTGAGGAGTTTACGGAGACGGGTAATAACCAAATATCTTGGCTATACTGTCTGCGTAAGCGTATAGGGCTTGGAAGATCAAGGCTGACACCAAGAGCAGGACTTTATATCCTACTTCAAGGTGAAAGACAAGACCTTCTCCACCTTCTACATCCTCAGCCCCACGCTGGTCAGGATCAGTAGTAAACGAACCTTCTTTCTCTTTAAGAGAAATGGGTAAGGAGACTCTGATCCGAGCAGCGGTTCCTTTACGACTCACCAGCAATCAATTTGGTGATGAGCGCATCGGAGCTGGCCGCGAACTGGGTCTTAAACCCAGTATACACAGCAAGTTGCTCGGCAGCCGTGTACCCAGCAGGAGGAACATCAAAGACGATGTAACAAGACATCGACACTTTGACGTTCTCCGCTGGAATAAACGGATCTGCCGTCAGCTTCGAGTGGTTGATCCTGAGCAGATGCCTTAACCGCTTCCCACTATCGTGGGAAGCAAGCATCTGAATCAGGCCATCCGCACTCTGATAGACGGTCTCGTCCCCCTCGGTTGAAATACGAGGGAGCGGGGTCGTCACAGCAGAGATTGTGACGGTCTGTGGATCTGTGAATGCCATAAGCATCACTCCTAGGACTCGAGGTTAATGTCGAGCCCCTGTACCCAAGGGTTTAAACTTGAGTACGTGGAAACGACATAGGGCAGACAACTTCAGAACACTCGGGTTATACCGAGTGCAGCTGAGATTGCCAATTGGCGCGGAGATAGACCATTCCAGTCTATCTCGAACCCAAATGGTGTGGCCTTTTCCCGGCGTTTGAATTCACTCCAAACGGTAACGGGAGAGGCGTGGCAGGTACCATACGGTTTAAACCGCGGGGTACCAACCAAAGTGTAGGTTGTACTTTTGGAGCAATGCTCCATAATATAACCCCACTTCATCACCAAACCGTCGACGGCCCAATCCGAGAGATTTGAAACAACATCTCCCGCATTGGAAAACCAGTCGGCAGCCCACGTCCAAGGCAATGCGTTCCAGACAACTTCAGGCGTAAGCTCGATCCCCAGAAGGGGTCCAGCCTTAGCTGCCGCGCTCACCATTCCGTTTCGGCTGTTGTAGCCGACCGGCAGGTGATACGTGAAAGCACCTGAAAACCAAACCCTACTATAGGTTTTGGTTGTCTTATAGAGCACAGGCCTTGGCTTTGAGAAATCGATGCAGTCAGACGGATCTGATGTATACAGAAAACCATCAGAAGGTCCGACTACTTCGGTTACCTCGGTAGTCTCTACTGGGAACTCATAGCGTCGTCGTACCACTTTGCCTGAATTACGTTCATAAGCTGAAAGAAGCTTATGAGCGTTGGCAGCTGCGTATGCAACATCACGCATGTCTGCGGCAAGTGGCTCCCAGCCGAAAGCGGAATTCAGGTATTCGTCTCCTGCTGCTTTAGCAAGATTCGTTCTACCTTTCCATGAAGGGACACCCGGTAATTTGGGTATCTGTCCGTGGAAGATTTCCGCTATATCAACGGCTAGGTTGGCGACATTATTGGTAGGTTTGATCTCCGCTATCGCCTTAGTGCCGAGGGGCCTCAAGTTTTTGAGGTTTGCCTCGTCATGTAGGAGAGAGTTGGGATCAACAGCATAGATTGGTCCGTGATAATCACTTTCCAACCAGTTGCTGAACCAAACATCACCTCCATACGTGTGCTGATTAGCTGCTTCGCTAATAACAGCAAACGAAAAGGAAGTGAAGTTACCTCCAATATCTCCGGCAAAGGGCCCACGTAAGCGGGTCCTTTGAACCCAGAGACCATGGTTCTCGTCGGAAGTAACCTTCCGACCCCTGAGCTCAGGTTTCGTTGTCAACTTACCGCTAAAGTTGTCATCAGTTATGATGGCACCATTAGCGTTGGGCGGATAACGAATTACCCGACGCTGACGCCAATTCGGACCGTTAGTCCAATCCGGTATTGGCATCATACGGACACTTTGTCGTTTTGACATGACAATATGTCCTCTCAGAGAAGGTAGAGATGTGGTCAGGTTACATCCTTCGTTCGTCGAACGAAGAGATGTCTGCACTATAGCGAGAGCCCTCGG